GTGTGTGTTCACTAATAAGTTCAGCAGCGGACTTAATCAGCAGTTCATGGATGTCTGCTGTTGCCATACCATCACTGATTTGAATGTTTGCTTTTAATTCAATCTCACTGATGGAAATACCATTAATACCTTCTGTTGCCCATTCTAAAACTTTATGGATCTTGTTTACATCGAACGGTTCTTGCTGACCATTTCTTTTTGTAATATTCTTGTTATGCATGTATTGTTTCAAAGCTCCATATCAGTCAATAGAAGAGTATATTATACCACGCCGTCTATGTTTTGTACATAGCTAGCTAAAATTATTTTTACTGCGGGTGAGTGACTACGGGTTAAGCTTTTTCTGCTCTGTGACCCACTCTTGTAGAGATTTCAATTGCTCTCTTATTTCCCAGCAGGTTCCGTAGTTTTGGATGATTGTTGTTGTGGCTCCAGAGAGTTTAACTTCGCTGGCTCCCGCATTAGAAGCTCTGGTGGAGTCGGGAAGCTCGTTTTTTGCGGCAGCATCGTGGAGCACGACGAAAGAATTAGGCAACTCGCACTTAGCATCAGACTCTTTATTAACGTATTTGACAATTTCGTTTCCTTTTTCTTTAACAACTTGTATCCTATCTATATATTTGGTTACGACTTTCGTCGATACTTTTTCTGATTTAGCCTTTAATTCTGCAATCTCTGCATTAGTCTTAGCTACTTTTAATTGCCATGCTGCTTCATTGGCCAATCCGCCACATAAAAATACACTTAAAAGTAATGCAACGAATGACAACAATTGAATGGGTAATGCATACTTACCTATGAATGGTATGACTTTAAAAAATGTTGCTGCAACTAAAGCAATAAAACTGGCTAATGCAAGTCCATAAAAAATCCAGTCAGGTACAAATGATAGTAGCCACATGTGGTTAATCCTTTATTCTAAAAATTCTAGTGTTGGTTTTCTTTTATACTTACTAAACACACCGTACAATGTTTTTAATGGACATCGTGCTTGGTAATGTTTAGCTCCTGTGGCTGAAGCTAAGATATCCTTTAAGCCTTCTGTTAATTTAACTTCCTTTATTTTAACTATATCAGTAGGATCTTTAGTTACAAAGGTGAGATAGAATAATGGATCGCCACGTTTAATTACAATCTCTTGCCTTCTTTGTTTTAACTGTATAGCAAAATCGACTGGTCTCCACCAATCACTGATCTTAAATCTTCCTGGTATTACTCTAAAATCGTGGTGTGTTTCTTCAAACCATGGAGCAGTCATTGTCATTTCAACATCTTTATTTTCGGTAACAAATATCTGATGATAGTTTATAGACATAATTGGTTGGTCTGTATCAGAGTATTCGCCAGCTCTCATATGAAAGAAGTCGAATGGTTGTACATTTGGTTGTACAAATTCAATTGTCCGTTTATCTGCATCAACTATGAAATGTGCATTAAACGGAGACCTTACTACGAATGTATTTCGTGTAAGATCTTTATTAGCAGGACATAATTTGTATTTATGATTTCCGCTTTTTATATGAGTGTCATATAAGCTGATTGGTTTCTCAGCAAAAAATGCCAAACCTTTTTGATAATCTGTCTCTAAATATGGAGCCCAACCTACAAGAATCCTACTCATTATGCATACTCCAACCAGCCTGTCATGATGTATTTATCTTGTCCACTTAATACTGGATTGCCTCTATGTACATGAGTGAAATATGCTGGGAATATAATAACCTTTCCAGTTTCAGGTTTAACTCTAATGGCTTGGTGTAAAAATTCTGTCTCTCCACCCTCATCTATATCGTTTAAGTAAACGATGTATGCCATTACCCTTCTCATATTTGAAACACCGCTATTTTCTATGTGGAAGTTATGATAACCTCCTCCATCTTTAGCATCATATTTTTGTATTTGCCATGCTGTAACGTCGTGTTTACTTAGATACTGATTTATCTGCCAGTATTCTTGCATGTATAAGTTATAACATGCCTGTAAATGTGAGTTACATTCATATAGAAGATCTTTATACCAATGATACACACCGAGTTCTACATCTCTACTATTTTTAGCAGCTTTGTTTACCTCTGCAGGTTTATCTACTCCACCAACTCTTCCTTGTACAGATTTACCCATCTTATCTAACTCTTCATAAGCTTCGATAATTTTTTTACAAGTATCTTTAGGGAAACCAGATGGCATCATCCCTACAAAATCTTTAAATTGTGGTTCATCCGATTTAAAAAACTTCATGCTAAAAATCCTTTAATAGTCACCGTAAATCTAGGTACATTACATAGATTAGAAGGAGCTCTTGCAGTATGAGGTATAGTAGAATTAAACAGTACTGCTCTACCTCCTCGTGGTAATACAGATTGCTTTACTTCTAACAGATCATCTGAAAAAAACTGTGTTTCTCCTGCCCAATCTAATTGCCATTGTGGATTTGCATACATTATAAATGTGATAGCATTACTTTCTCTATCATCTGTATGTACAGCAGTAGGAGTGTATGGAAAATAGACGTTGATATAAGATCTGTCTATCTTAACATCTTTGTTATAGTGTTTCTTAACTAATGATGCGAATGCTTTATCAAGACCTATCATCGTCAATTCTTCATATGTTAAGTTACATATAAACCTAGAAAGGTTGTGTTCACTAACTGAAGAAGCAGAATGACCAAAAGAAAACTTACTATTCTTACAGAAAGAAAATAAAGCTTCTTGATTGCTGTAGTCAATTACATTATCTACTACGTATATTTTTTCCGCTTTTGATATACGACCAAACATATTGAAGTCTTTCACAAATGGTTAATTTAATTTCAGTTCTATATGGTTCTATAGGGAACTGCACGTCATAAGGACTATCATATTTTTCAGGTAAATCCCTTAACTCTTGTCTGTATTTACCATATCTCTTTTGCATAACCTTGTCAGGAAAATCTAGTAGTTGTGTATAGTCTGAAAGATTTAATGCAGTATTTCTAATGTTTCTTACACCATTCCAAGCTATCTGTAAATTTTTAGGATGATTTGGATCTTGAGATTCTGGCTTTTTAAATGTTCTAGCAGCAGGATCAAACTCATCTAATATTTCTGGCTTAGGATAGTAATCAGTAACATCGTGGTAATAGATTCCCGCATGCCCATACGGTGCAGTAGGTGCTTCAAATACGTATCTAACTATTCCAACATGGATCTCAGCCCAAGTTTTTAACTTATCCATTTCTAATAAAAATCCTCTGATTTATTGTCCAACGAACTATTCCAAGTTCATCTGTTTTTATTTGAGTAACTTTATGTTGTTCATATGATGGAAATATTAAACAACAATTAGATTTTAATTCGGGAATATAATCGCCAAATACTAATTCTCCTCCATCAAAATCGGCATCAAAGAACGGATACACAAAAGATAAAACACTTTGGTCTTGGTGTTCATAATAGCTTGAACCGTTTTCATAAGCTTGTAGCATAGTATTATCTGCATTAGATATACCTATGTAGTTTAAGAATGGGTTCTTAGACCTATCTATTGTACCGTCGAGATATAACTGATATATCTTAGTGGTTAAATTTAAGATCTTACTTTCATGCCGTCTATTTTCATAGAGGATGTCTAGTGAATAGCTTTTTATATTACCATTAGCTAATATAGATTCATGATGTTGATCTAATGGAACTCGTTCGTTCTTTATTAGATTGATTTCGTTTCTAATATCATTAAGTTCTGTTGCATCAAAGAAATCATATATTATAATATGATAAAAGGGTTTCTCAATATATTTTATCTTCATTTTACCAATTAATTACAACTCTTCCTGATCCTCCACCACTTCCTGGATTACCATTACCATCAACTTGTCCAGATGAATTGCTGTAAGGACCACCAGTTCCACCGCTTCCGACTGCACCATTCCCGCCGTTTCCTCCAGGTCCTGAAGTTCCGAAATTTCCACTATTTGTTGTAGTACTTCCTTGAGATCCAGCATTTCCTCCAGCAATACCAGCACCACCGGCTCCACCAGCAACGCTGCTTCCTTTACCTATACCTATTGCACTAGTTGGAGAACCAGAAGTAGCAGCACCGATTGAGGCCAACAAACCAACATAAGTTGTACCAGCTCCTCCACCTCCAACTCCCATGTTTGCACCTCCACCACCTTGAGATACTTGTACGAAATGAGTAGATCCACTTGTTACAGACGCCGTGAAATTAACTTGACCTGATCCACCACCGCCGCCACCAGAACCATACGCAGCATTATTGTCGAAGCTATTTCGAGAACCACTTCCACCACCGCCTCCGCCACCACCATAAAGTGTACCGCTAATTTCATATACGCCTGATGGTACAGTAAATGTTCCAGAAGTATTAAACGTTTGTGAGCCAGCACCTGGATAAGGTATATGAGCCTCTCTCCATGCACCTCCGCTTTTAATGTATACTTTACTGCTATCTTTCCAAACGCCAGATATTTTTACGTATACGTTTTTTATAAATCTCCAAACTCCAGAATCTTTTACATGTATTGGCATATTAATCCTTTATTCTTTAGGAATATCTTCTTTGATTTTTTTAATGGTTGATAGTATAGAATTAAAATCTTCTGGTAATGCATCGCCTTTACTTAAAGCTTCAACAGCATTAAACAATGCACCTAACTGATCTCCTATCCCTATACTCCTTAGATATTCTAATTTCCTTTTTTCTTTGTAATTGCCATTTATTACCCACGTACTATTTATCTGATCCCAATGGTAACTTATTCCAAACGATTCTAAGTATGTGTCCTTAGGATGGAATGAAGGAGCCTCTATTAAATTTGGTTGTGGAAGTACCTGTAGACCAACATAATGGCCTTTGTCATTAACTGCGTGTTTTAATTGAGGTGTTGGATCAAATTTCTCTGGAATTTTCTTGTATTGTTTTAAGAAATTTTCCAAATAATTATCATCATCTAATTTAGATAAGAATTCTTGAATCAGTTTTACTTCATCTTCAGTTAAGTGTTGATAAACTAATTCATCATTAACTTTAACAACTTTTCTGACGTGTCCTATTTCAGGTTCATAATAAAGGTATGTGAAACTAAATTCTAGTGAAGGTGTACCTATAAGATCATAGGTAATGTTGTTGTGCGTAACTTTGATTTCACTTGGAGAAATAACGAGCATGATCAATCACCGCTATGCAGTATACTTGTACCAAATATCTCCGTCTGCTCCACCACTTGGATCACTCGTTGAAACTGTTTTTACACCTTGAGAATTATAACCAGCTGCTTGTACATAAGCTGTGGTTGCTATCTTAGTTGAGCTGTCTCCAGCCGTAGGAGTTGGTGCAACAGTTGTACCAGTAAATGTAGGACTAGCAAACATAGTTGCTTTAGATTCATTAGTAACATTACCTAAACCTACCATTGTTGCAGTAATACCGCTAACAGTACCAGTAAATGTAGGACTTTCTAATGGAGCTTTAGTTCCTAAAGCAGTAGTTATAGTAGTTGCATAATTTTGATCATCAGCTAGTGCTGCAGCAAGTTCATCTAAAGTATCTAATGCACCAGGTGCACCTGCTATCAAATTATCTACTGCAGTTTTTACGAACGCAGTAGTAGCTATCTGAGTTGTGTTTGTACCAGCTGTTGCAGTTGGCGCAAGCGGAATACCAGTAAACGTAGGACTAGCTTTTTCGCCTTGTACAAATGCAGTAGTTGCTAGTTGTGTTGTGCTTGTACCAGCTGTTGCAGTAGGTGCTAGAGGAGTACCAGTAAATGTAGGACTGTGGGTATATGCGCGTGAACCAGTATCTGATGAGGCTGTGTATAGTTCTGCTTTACCAAATACTTTCCAAGTTCCAGCATTTCTAACTAGAGTATACGTCCACTGTGTAGTCAAATTGGCTGTACCAGAAGGATAAACTCCACCTTCCCAATTAACTGCATGATCAGTGCCAGCAATTTTTATTGGGCTAGATGGTTTATATGGAGTAGCGCCATTAGCTACTATCAACTTAAGTTGAATAACTCTATCATTATCAGTAGGTACGTTAGTAAAGTTTGGTGTAAAATCTTGGGATATTGAACTGTGATACCATGTAGAGGAAGTTTTAAAGTCATGGACTACAGTTAAACCAGCACCGGTTTTTGTTCTTATAACTTCTACTAATTGTGAGTGTGTAGTTTCTCCTTCTAATGTTGCATTAGAAAGTCTTGCTTCTTCAGCTAAAGCTACGGGACCATATCCGGTAGAAGTATTAAAAGTTATAACACTTGGTGCACTTGACACATCAGAATATACCGTGTATTCATTACCACCTTGATCGAATGGAGAAGTAGAAAATGCATATTCAGTTATAGCATTAATCTGTTGTATCCACATCGTGTATGATGTTTCAGGTAATAACGTATAACCAGTTGTTGCAAGTAAATTAGCACCAAGAGTATTAACGATCGTAGCATTTGGACCAAAGTGTCCATAAGCAACGTGATCTGATGTAATAGCAGTTTGAGAAGCCGTCCACGTTGAACCGACTTGTATAGCAAACCATCCTCTATTATCAACGCTGATAAACTTTGTGAGATACAAAGCGCTGATCGGATCTTCGCCCGTTGTAAACGTTATAAAATTCTTAGCAGTTCCAGGTACTGTTACACCATCTAAATAACCGTGTATAGTTAAGCGAGGTGCACCGGCTGCACCACCAGATCCTCCTAATAAACTATCTCCATACTCATCAACTATATCTCCGCCAGTTGGTATGTGCAATAGTCCAGCATCATCAAAATTCCAGTTTTTTATACCAGCTGAAATAATAATTTCATTAGTAGCATCGATGGTTATTGAATCGGCTGCATCTATGTTTAATGAATCAGCAGTGTTTGAAATTTCAGGACCAGCACCAAATTTTATTGAGCCAGCATCTGGGATTGTTAGTTCGCCTAAACCGTTTACATCTTTAAATGCGAATTCCGTAGAAGTATCATCTTGTTCTACTACGATCTTCAGATCTTTATTAGATTTAACAGTTAAGTCTTCAGTAAACGTACTCCTGTTGATTGTATCTCCAGAAGTAAATCTAACTTTTTTTAGTGATTTGGGTAAGATAGCCACTTTTAATATCCGTCGTGTTCTTGTGAAACATACATTTTAAATTTAGGTAATGGTTTACGTTTTAATGGTTGGCTCATCATCTTAACTTTCTTACCAGCATCTCCTTGGAAACCAGCAATCTTACCGTCACCAGCATTATTTGCTGGTACAGCGCCTTCGCCTTCTTCTTGTACAACTTCTTCTTTCACATTAGTTGGATGACCATTGATTGGTTTCTTTGTTGCTTTATGTGCTTGATATTCAGGAGTTCCTTTGATATATTTCTTATCTGGAACTGGAGCAACTGGTGCATGTGATTCACCCATATTTTGGCCTTTAGCATTTCTCCAATGACGGTTACCAGTTGGTTTACCTTCGTCATCTACTTCTTGGTATTCTTTAGTCTTCTCACCGGTTTCTCTGTGAGTGCCTTCTTTACCTGTTGCTGTCCATGCATTTCTCTTTTTAAAGAATGTTTCTAATGTTTTATGACCGCGTGATTCGGTTTGCATACGTCTACGAGTCATCACACCTTGCATATAACCATTTTCATATTCAGTGTATTCAGCTGTATCTTCTGCATAAGGATTTTGCTTAGGTTCTTCTTGTTGACCTGACCAGAAAGCATCTACAAATGGGATTGCTTCTTCGTTTAGATTTTCTTTGACTAACTTGGACATTTGATCTTTTACCTTGTTCATCATTCTTTGATGATGTTTAACTTTCTCATCATCGCCTTGTTTATTTGCAGCTAAAGCTTTTTCTGTATGCTTGTCTAACATCTTGCGAAGTTGTAACATATCTTCGTTTATAGTTTGTTCATGTAGATCTGCATCGCATGATCTTTTTGGGCAACTATCTACATGGCGTTTAAAATTCTTAGCATCTTCATGAGACTTAAATTTAAAGTATGCACCTTTATCTGAACTACCATCGTGTTTTCCATTATATTTCTTTACACCAGCCATCACATGCTTTACATCGTCTGGATGAGGTTCATCATCATACTTACTGCCATCATTTACATGTACTAAATGTTCTTCATTGATGCTTTCTTTTTGGTACTTATTATATTCTTTATCTAAGTCTAAGCGACGTTGTTGTACAGCCTTTTGATCTACATCTTTATTCAAAGACAGATCATGTAAAGCTTTACGTTTAGCTTCGTAATCTTTATGCGGATCTTTAGGATTTAATTTAGACTCAAACAATTCATGTCCTTGTAATGCATCAAGGATCCATTTCTTTTGGATAGACTCATCTAAATTGTGATGAGATTTTTCTGCGTCTTTTAAACCCATGACTATCAATGCTCCGTATTTTTTCTTGCCTGTTTTTCTGTCTGTACCACGATACTTCATGCGTGCACGAAGTGTTGCTTTACCTTCTAATTCTGGAGAACCCAAACCTGCTGCATCATTTCCAGTATGGTAAAATCCATGACCACCACCAATTTGAATATAGTTGGTCTTGCGATCTGTACCATAGTGTGCTTTGATTGGTTCAGCATCATGGTGTGTATGATATACGTTACCTAATTGTAGGTCTGTATCATAATCACCACTAGGTTTATCCCACTGTTTATTTATTTTCTTTAAGAAACCTGTAGCAGCTATTGCAGCATGTGTAGCTG